CTGGATAATGTTGTTCATCTTCGCTGCCGCCGGTTTCTGCCTCCTGTTTGGATTGCCATTCCTTGCCGCCGCCACTGGCATGGTGTACCTTTCTTATCAGTGGATTCGTATCTGTTTAGACAGAGCCATTATGGCTCTGAGCGTCCTGCGCTACGAATATGGTATCCTCATGTCAAATGCCTTTAATACCTGGCTCTATGGGCCGGAGTATTCATGGTATGCCCCGCGCTGTCTGTTTTGGACTCCTGCCAAGCCATTTTCCATTGAGTGGTTTTTGGGGCTGGTCACTCGTCCAGAAGAAACGCATTATCGTTGTGTCTGGTTCGCCAGCGATTTTGCCTTTTGGGTGACCTGTGTTGGCCTTCTTGTCTTGACATGTGTTTTGTTCCGCTCGATCTTAGCATGTCACGACAGGTTCGTCAACCCGATTGGAAACGGGTTTGTCACTGCTGTTTTGGATTACTTCACTGATCCAACGTTACAGCCGCCCGATTCCGCACTGACCAGAACTGCTTTCGACCATGCACCGAGTGTTAAGATCTTTGTACCCAAGATACACTCACACCCGAGCTCTGCTTCGGATAGAAACAATGCTTCCGTGTTTCTGTGCTTCGTCGCTAAGCAACTTGGTCTCACTCCGTATTTGATGCAGATGTCGAAATCAGATCAACGACGAGGACGAGAAGGCTGCCGTAATTATTACTGGGCGAAGGATTTAGATATCAAGAGTGAATCCTTTGGCCCGTCTGGCCGCCATGCTCTCATATACATTGATGTTGATCAGTATATGAACATGCCCTGGATGTTAGCTCGATACCCAGCCGTTCATCTCATCTATACGTTTCAACCTTCGCCCGTTGCTTGCTACACCGGGGAGTACCAATTCACTTTTGACTCCGATAACTGTGTGTTATACACTGTTTCCGGCGGCGCTCAATATACTCACCTTGTTTGGAATTATTCCGGTGATGTGGTTAAGGCTGCTGGGTTTTCATGGAGGGAAATGAAATGGTACGTCTGTATGTATCATATAAACAGACGCCAAGCAGATGCTCATCATCAACTTCTTGCTTTGACTCCATTCCGTGTGTTCCAAACGCGACTGCCCATCCACTACTTATTCCCTGATTCCAGTCTTCAACGTCTATCCGTCGTCCACGGGAACTTTCTTCGCCTAATGGCTTGTTCCCCTGATGGCCCTGTTGTTTCTACGGGAATGGTTGATAAGACCATTTCTTGCACAGTGCCTTCCTCATTGGACGACACTGTCGGTGTAGCCGCACAGATTGGATCCTCAGACCTAACATTGGCTCATACCTTGCAAACTGCCAAGTGTTCGGGCGTATCTTTGACCCCTGAACAATCCCATTTGTTGGTTGCGTTTCATAGGAATGAGGAGAGCAGTAGTGTTGATAAGGTGTTTCCTGTCCGCCCACTCGTTACAAGCTTTCAGTATTATCCGGAGCAGGCCGATCTTGAGGCCAAGCCTGCTATGAAAGCCTTCATGTCGCCTATATGTAACGGAGCGTTTGTTCCAGTTAAATCGCGTGCCAACGAGCAGAGGTCAGTGGATGGGAGAGTTAAAGAGATCAAATCTGAGCCTGTGCAACCCACAAGCGAAATGTTGCGAGCAATTGAGTATTTTTCTAACCGTGTCGTTCCGGATGATAAAGCCCAGACCGGTGTGCCATGCTCGATTGAAGAAGTGAAGTCTCGCCAACCTAGACCTGCTCAACAGAGGATCCTGGTTGTCGCTTGCGATTCTCCAGAAGATGTAGCTGACGATGAGCTCGAGACTTTTGAGAAAGCCGAAGCTTACGGAAAAGTTACTGACCCGCGGAATATCACCACTATACCCGGAAAGAATAAATTGGCTTATTCCCAGTACATGTATCCTTTCACTGAAGAGATCATGAAGCCACAGCCTTGGTATGCCTTTGGCCGAACTCCAGTGGAAATCGCCCACCGTGTTGCGTCTGTCTGCGCAGAGGCGGTTTCCCATGTTAACGATGGCGATTTGTCACGTTATGATGGCCGTATGAATGACAACTGCCGCTTGGTGGAGTCAGCCTGCATACTACGATTCTTTGGACCGGATGATTACCTGGTTGAGTTGATGAACTCCCAGAAGTATCAGAAAGCCCGTACTTCAACCGGAGTGAAGTACGAAACGGGCGCGTCAAGGTGTTCTGGTAGTCCTGAAACAGCAGCTTTCAATACACTCGTCAATGCCTTCATGGTCTTTTGGACATTTGTCCGAATGGGTTACAACTATGAAGAGGCTTGGCAAATGTTGTGTAGTAAAGCCATTTTAGGAGGTGATGATTCCCATGTCGCCGATGTCGATTGCGAGGTGTATGTGTCTACCTGTTTGATGATGGGACACATTCTTGAGCCTGAGGAGATCAGACACGGTGAACTCGGTGTCAATTTTCTGTCGAGATTTTATTCCGACCAGGTTTGGTATGGTAGTCCTGATAACTGCGCTGATATTAAGCGCCAGCTTAGCAAGATCCACCTCACCGTGTCGATGCCTGCAACGATCACCCCGCTGCAGAAGCTGAAGGAGAAAATGCGGTGTCTTTATCTTACAGATAAGAACACACCCGTGCTCGGAGAACTTGCCCGAGCAGCCTTGACGATCACTGAGGACGTCGAAGTGCCGGAAGCTGCCTTCGAGAAGACACGTTCTTGGTTCGCAAGGTTTGGCGCTGACGTTCAATGGCCGAACGAAAACGCTAACGGCTGGATGGATGTTTATGTTGAAAAGAGTCTGCCCAGTTTTTCTGTCCCTCAGTTCCGAAGGTGGATACAGGAAGTGTTAGAACACAAATCCTCAATACTCAACTGTCCTGGATTTGAGCCTGTTGATCTAACCCCTGTTGCTGTGAAGCTACCAGTGGTTGTCGGTGACACCGTAGTCGAGCCCCCACCCCAGGAAACGAAAGAAGAAGCGAAGCCTGTTGGAGAGCGCGCCAGAACTCCAAAGGGAACACCGAGACCCGCGCGGCAGCAGCGACCTCCAAGAACCACTGCTACGCGAGGCGCCCGAGGACGTGGCGCCCGGGGACGTGGTAATGGAAATCCTTCTGCCTCCCCGAACGCCGATGTGGAGACC